GGCTCCATATCCTCCGGGGCGTTGTCAAGATAGTTATTGATTAGTGACACACTGTGGCCCATTGCGTAAAAGTGATGCGCGATTTCTTCTGTAGTGATTTCAATTTCCATAATAATCTCCTGTTAATAATTTTCGGTGAAGTAATGTTTAGCGATTCCGCTATCTATAACAATCTACTATGACCAAGTAGATATTGCTGTGCGTTTCCATGTATTGGTGGCTGTGCAGACATAAACAAATCCAGCATCCCACGCGATTTCTCCCGTAATGCCGTCCGAGCCGGCCCCCTCTGTCGGTACATTGGGAGATGCCACAACGAGGTTACCGTTGGCGAACACATGCTCTCCAATGCTTCCGTTGCCGTAGGTTGCGGTGTTACTGCCGTTACCTGTGGCACCGTATCCGATTACAATTTCATTAGTGCCGCCAGCATCCTTTGCCTTAGTCTCCGCACCGAGGAACAACGAGTCAGAGGAGGTTTCGTTTTCAGAGGAACCATCGTTGAGGTAATACCCTGCGTTCCGACCAAACGCCGCGTTTTCATGACCCTCTGTGTTAGCCCTGAGCGCGCTATTTCCCATGGCGGTGTTGTAGTTTCCAGAAACATTGGCGAAGAGGGCTGATCTTCCGCTGGCAGTATTCCTGTCGCCACCCACGTTGGCCTGGAGGGCCTCGTATCCGGTGGCCGTATTGTTACTTGCGGTGTTAGATAGGAGTGCGTGGTATCCACTGGCCGTATTGTTACCGCCGGTTTCGTTCTCGAAGAGTGCCTTGTAACCAACGGCCGTGTTTGAGCCTCCCGTGATGTTGCCGTTGAGTGCGTTTTGTCCAAGGGCCGCGTTGCTCGTGCCACTCGTGTTGAAGTAGAGTGCACTTGATCCGCAAGCCGCGTTGTCGTCTCCTTGGGTGTTACTATAGAGCGAGGAGCGTCCAACGGCTGTGTTCCCGGCGCCACCGTCGTTGGTGTAAAGCGCACAATATCCGTCAGCCGTGTTGTAATTTGCTTTGTTAAACCTAAGTGCGCTCATTCCGGCGGCTGTGTTTTGGTTGCCGATTATGTTAGCCCTAAGTGCGTTTCCTCCGGTGGCGGTGTTGCTGTTTCCTTCGGTGTTCTCGAAGAGTGCCTTGTAACCACTGGCGGTGTTGCTGTCACCGTCGTCGTTTTTGTAAAGCGCGTGAGACCCTAAGGCTGTGTTCTGAGCTCCGCCGTCGTCAGAGTAGAGTGTGTTGTATCCGATGGCAGTGTTGTCCGCGCCGTTGCCATTCACAGCTCCGTAAAGGGCACTCGCACCGACTGCCGTGTTTCTATTAGCGTTCTCACCCGTCGGGTTTTTAAGGGCATATCTCCCGACTGCAGTGTTGTAGTCGCCGTTTGTATTAGCATTGAGTGCGCCAGTTCCAGTAGCTGTGTTGTGCGTGCCGCCTGTGTTGGCGAAGAGGGCAGTTCTTCCGACTGCAGTATTGGATTCGCCAGTCGTGTTAGCCTTGAGTGCACTTACTCCAATGGCTGTGTTGTTATAGCCCTGAGTACTGTTATTGCCTGAAGGTCCGTTAGCGTCGAGTGCACCCATGCCGACTGCCACATTATTGCCACCTCCGACGTTAGCCCGGAGTGCACTTACTCCAATGGCCGTGTTTTGCTCGCCGGTTATGTTTTTCAGCATGGAGTTATATCCGACTGACGTGTTGTCACTTGCGGTGTTGTCGGCCAATGCGTCATATCCGACAGCAGTGTTATAGTTGCCGGTGACGTTGGTTCTTAGGGAGGATCTACCAACAGCAGTGTTGTTATGGCCGTCCTTATTCAACTTCAGGGCTAACGCTCCAATGCCAGTGTTATTGTTGCCCAGCTTATTAGTTAAGAGTGCATCATATCCGGCGGCAGTGTTGTTATCGCCAGTAGCACCTGTGAGACCCTTTAGGGCTCGATATCCGATACCCGTGTTGTTCGGGCCTCCGCAATGGTACAGTGATTCCGCACCAACACCCGTGTTTTGATGTTTACCGGCTCCAATCGAACGGAGAGATTCCTTCCCGACAGCGGTATTGTTATTACCCGTTGTGTTACCTTGGAGTGCGTCGTATCCGACGGCCGTGTTGCTCGTGCCGTTGTTGCTCTTGAGTGCGTTGGCTCCAGTGGCAGTATTAAGTGAGCCCGAGGTGTTTAAGTAGAGTGCGTTTATCCCGAAGGCCGCGTTGTTGTTACCTCCGTCGTTAGCCTTCAACGAAGCATGTCCGACAGCAGTGTTGTTACCTCCACCTGTGTTAGCCGTGAGTGCGTCTCTTCCGATACCAGTGTTGTTGGGGCCGGAGGTGTTGCTCATGAGCGCACCAGACCCTACAGCCGTGAGGCCGCTCATGTTGTTCTTGAGGAGTGCCTCATATCCAACGGCTGTGTTGTCGTTGTTGCCTGCGTTTATTTCCTTTAGGGCAGAATGACCGACAGCGGTATTGTTCGAGCCCGTTGTGTTGCCCTGTAGTGCGTCCGCTCCGCTTGCTGTATTGTATATACCAGCCGTGTTGTCGTACAGTGCGCCCGTTCCTGTAGCTGTATTGTGGTGGCCGGTGTCGTTGTCGTGTAGTGCGGAATTACCGACGGCAGTGTTGTTGTTGTCGGTGTTGAAGTAGAGTGCCTTCTTCCCAACGGCTGTATTGCTGGAACCCTCTATGTTTTCGTGGAGTGTGCTTACTCCGACGGCGGTGTTGGCATCGCCCCCTTTATTTTTATTCAGTGCGTTCGATCCGGTGGCAGTATTTTCCGCGCCCGACTCGTTGGTGTAGAGCGCGCTCCCTCCGGTGGCTGTGTTGAAGGCACCTCCCACGTTTTTATACAGTGCGTCCTTACCAATGGCCGTGTTGTTACTTGCGGTGTTGTCGTGTAGTGCGCTCACTCCTATGGCGGTGTTTTCGACGCCCTCTTTGTTCTTGTAGAGCGCGGATCTTCCAACGGCTGTATTCTCAATGCCACCCTCATTGTCCGTCAGGGCATATGCTCCAACGGCCGTATTGCTATCGCTACCATCTCCTTCGGAATTCCTGAGCGCAAAGTAACCAACGGCAGTGTTGTCCGAGCCCTCGATGTTGGCCTTGAGTGCCTCGTAACCACTAGCCGTGTTATACGAGCCCGAGGTGTTAAACCTAAGTGCGCTCTTTCCGTCGGCTACGTTCTTGATGCCGGTTGTGTTAGCCTTGAGCGAGCACGTCCCGGTGGCCGTATTGTGACTTGCTTTGTTAGCGGCGAGCGCGTCGTATCCGACAGCCACGTTACTAATACCTGTTTCGTTAACCTTGAGCGCGTTCGCCCCGACAGCAGTATTTTTCGAGGTCTCACATTGATTGAGCGCGTCGTATCCGACAGCCACGTTACTAGTACCTTCTTTGTTTAAATGGAGCGTGTTCACCCCGACAGCCGTATTGTTACCGCCGCCTTCATTATTCTTCAGGGAGCCCGATCCGAAGGCGGTGTTGTGGTCGCCGCCGATATTATCATTGAGTGCTCTGTAACCAACACCCGTGTTGTTCACGCCGTCGTCGAGGGATTTCAAGACCTCCGTGCCCATTGCGGTGTTGGTATTATCGTCCAACTCTTGGGTTAAGAGGTTGGTGATAACGCCGCTATCGCTCTTGCGGAACGTCTCCACCGTGCCCTCAAGCAAGCTATCGAATGCCCCTAAGATCCCTCCGTTATAAGCCGCGTTACCGTAATCCGGTGCCGTCACACTATCAATCACACCGGCATTCTTTACCGAAACATGAGCCGCCTCGCCAGCAAAGATACCGTACTCTCCGTTACCAAAGAAGCAGTCGAGAATGAATGACTTAGTACGTGTTGATTTGATCCCGTAGTTATCTTTCAACGCGGTACCGCTAACGTAAAGTGAGCAGGAATCCACCGTGCTCTCTGTAGTCCGCTCCAAAGACAGGGCGGCCTTGCCACTAGTGTCAATGATTTTGATATAAAGATCCCGAACGTAAAGCTCTTCGCACTGCCTAACATAGATGCCGGATTCTGCGTCCGTGAAGTTAAGGATAACAGACTTGGAGGAAGCACTACTTGAGTTGGCATCATTGCCTAGGATATTAAGCGCACCATTACCAAAGCCTACGAACATTAGTTTTTGTTCGAGGTCGTAAGTGCCGTCACCAAACTGGAACGTAATCTCGCGGCCGTTTAGACTGCGGGGCTGTCTATCAATGATGTCCTGTATCGTTGCCCCGCTCATGGTTTCGTTCAGATATACCCAGATATCATCTGTGTTTCGGATAGTTCCGGTACTGGCACTACAGTCAGCGATAGAGCCCTGCTTAGGTATGCAGTTATTTGTGAGAATCCCGCCGGTGCCAGCGTAGGTAAAGTAATCCGGCCGTTCGTCGGAGCCATTAAGTGATTGAGATTCATCTACATATACCTGCGAACCCAGCCGCGAGTAAACACCAAAGCGAACGCTATCAATGTAGGTCTTCCTGACAGATGCGTTATCACAGTAGACAAAGGTTACCCCGCGGCTATTATTTTCCCCATCGATGGTACCAGTAATCTGGCACCCGTCTACCTCGATAGTGTCGCAGTCATAACCAAGTATGGCCTCGAATCCGTCCGTGTCAGGGATCATAAGCTTAAGGTTACGAACCTTGGGGAAGGCGTCACAACGGTTGAACTCAATACCCGCTGTTCCCGCCTCGGTGGAGGTGTTGGACGTAAAGTCTAGTGTATTGGACTGGTCGTAGTGAAGTACCCGGCCGCCGTCGACCTGATTATCCTCTGCCGCATCGCCCAGCAGAAGGATGCCGCCGGAAGTGAAGTTTTTGAACTGGATCATAGTATTAAAGGCGTATGTTTTAGCCGCCTCGGATGTGCCCACAAACTGTACCTTAAGGTACTTGCCGCCCAAGTTCTTGGGTACGGCGTCAATGGCGTCCTGTAGAGAGCCAAAGGTTCCCTCAATGTAGCCAGTAGCAACCACCGATGTGGCTTCATTAACGGTTAAGGTAACGTCACTATCCATGGATGACTCATTAATGCGGTCGATACCAGCATCAATAACGTCGCGCCAATCTTTGTTAGTCTGTCCGTTGCTCGAAATCTTTTCTAACTTTCCCATAATATCCCCTTAAAATTTTACTATTCTTGACCCGACCCACCAGAGTACACCGGCCATGCCGCCAAACATAAGGGCAAGCAGGATGCCGCGCCCTATGATAGTTGACGTGTCTTCAAACGTCTTTAATAACTTACCCGCCAGTGGTAGGTGCTTAGTGTCAACGTACTTGCTCGCCGTCTCCACCCACTCCTGCTCTGCTTTTGATAAATCCATTGCGTGTTCCTACTGGTCAAGTTTATGAGAATGTGCGTTGCGTTACGCCTCGGATCTGGAAGGTCGCGCCTGTATTTACTAGCTGAAACGAAGTTTGATTTTTGTTTATTGGAACTGCTCCGGTTAATCTGTTGCCGCCGTCGTCGTCGCTGTTAGACCCATAGGCTTCGCATAATATAGTGGACGTACCGTCTGGGTAAGTAACCGACACCTTATTGACGCTGCCATTCGAACTAAACGCATACGCTTCAATGTGTATCCACCGGATCTCATCCGTGTCCAAGTCCGTCCCGATGAAATCCTCAATATTGAATGTGTAAGTACCAGATCCTGTTTGATACAGTCCGGTTGTTCCGCCTGTAACTGCGACGTATTCCCAGTCGTAGGTCATCCCGTCCACATAAGCCTTAATGGCTTTGGCCGAGGCAAGTGTATCGTGAGAGTTAGAGGTGGTGTCCAGATTGGTATCAAGGACAAGCTCTTCCGCTGTCCCGATACCAGATGAGACCCGTCCCAGAACTCTTGTCGATGAGATGTCCTGAATCTTCGCAAAGGTCACATTCTTATTAAGGATCTTACTGGTATTTACGGCATCATCAAGAATATTGGGGGAAGTTACCGCATTAACAGCCAGCTTCTCTGTAGTAACACCGCCGTCCTTAACGATAATGTTACCACCGGAGCCGAAGCTTGTGCTTACACCGTCTGTCTTGGCCTCAATAATGCCGCCAGAAATCACCAACCCTTTGGTATTACTCACCGCCACACCACCGGCATCCACCAAGGAAAGCTCTGAGATGTTACCGTTCGAGTCGAACCCTAGTGCTTTGCCGGCCCGTTCTGTAGGGCTCTGCGTAACCTCGTAGGACACCCCGGAGTCAGTAGCGGGGAAGGAAATGGCCTTAGCAATCCCACCCTCTTGCTGTTGGTTCTGCGCCACCATACGGTCTAGTGCTTTGTTAAGGGCCGTGGGGTCAATGGAAGATCCTTCCTGCAGGTCATACTGCTGTGTGAACTGTAAGATGCGCTCGATGACCACCTGACTTCCTGCCCCGTAACCGTTCCCGCCTATTGTAATCTCGGCACCCAGCGCGGTGTCGCCATTGGTGGGCTCGATACTGAAGTAGTTGTTATTATTATTAGCAATATCGTCAGTATATGTTAGCTTTTTGGGCCCGGCTTCCTGAGTTAATAGCACCGTTACTACAATGTCGGCGATGTCAAAAAACGGCACATTGAATGGGAAGCCGGTAGTCGGCTCTATTGGTGAAGCTGATACTGAATTAATAGTTGTTTCTAGGGCCATGATATTCCTCGTTATGTTATATATAGGGGTCGCAACTTCTTGTCAAGAACTTTACTAGTCTTCATCTTCTTTTGGCTTATTAAACTTCTCTCTCTTATCAACTGCTTTAATGCCAAGCGCAACACCAGAGAACCATCTTGCGGGGTGATTGTAGTAGAACTCGGCATAGGACTTCCCCTTTATATCCTCAAAGGCGTAGTCGTTCTGTTTGGCAGAGATAAGCTTAACCAAGTTTTGGGCGGGAACGCTCATGCCAAACCCAGCCATGGGCGTAACATATCGGAGGTTGTAGATAGTAAGCTCTCGCTCCCAGTTGTCATCATTGCGGGCAATAGCACCTATGATTCTAGTGGTAGCCTTCACGTATCGCTCTGCGGCACCGCCCGCCTTCCAGCCCTCGTCATCCTTCCAAGGAACCATTTCGCTAATCCTAATGTCTATGTCGCGTCCGAACAGCGGGATGTTAGAGCCCACGGTTCCCTTGTCGAAGATAGGGTTAAGCAGTGCTTTCAGCAAATCATCACCAAGGGCAATGCTCCACAGAAGACTCCACGCTCGCTGTGCCATGATCCAGCGGAATGCCTCCCCGGCCCTTACCTTGACGGATCGCGTCCGTCCAACCACTCCCAATGTATCCAAGGAGTTAGAGAGGGCTGTGAATACGTAGGACTGCATAGGGCGAAAGAACCTAATGAATTGCGAGTTAAGGGCTGTGTTGCGTGTAACACGGTCATACATAGACTGTGTGGCGGCGGCAACGAAGTCGGCATGGATGCGGGCATCATCATTATTAAGTCCTAGCTCATTCTTAGCGTAGTCATAGCCGGCCGCATAAGACACCCTTGTGAGGGAGTCCTCCATGACGCCGCCAAGCCAACCCATATAGTCCCGGAGCTTATGCCTAGCAGTCTTACTGCCGGAGAACTCCGTGAATTGGTCAGTAGACTCTACGCCGCCAAGCGTGTGATCCATGCCCTTGAGTGACACCACATCACTCTCACTAAAGTTTACATCACCATGAAGGGCCGAATACATTGCCTTAACAGTCCTGCGTAGGCCCGCTTGCTTAATAGTAAACGCAAGACTAGAGGGTTGCGTAGTCAGCGACCACCCTATGTTACCCAGAAGAAGGCCGTGAATACGCGCCTTCTGTAGCGTACCCATGGCAGTAACAATACCCGCCTTGATCTGTTCCGAGGGTACGCCGCGAAGGGGGTCTAGGAAGGAGCCAGTAAGATCATCACCGACAGACACACTAGTTGTCTTCTTAATCGCACCAGCCACGTAGTCAAGGATGCTATCCTCGAACTCAAACAGGTTGCCCTTGATGTTGCTCTCCACCTTCATGCGCCACCAGCGGGCATTACTGGGCTGGCCTATGGAATCAAGGTGGGCGGCCCACGACTCGATCTCATTAGTCAGGTCATAGAGGTAGCCACCCTTATGGGCAGAGTTGGACAGGCTATCAAAGTACCCAAAGAAGTCCTTGGCATCAATGGCCTGCCGTTCGAACACAGCACGCGCCATGTTTCTAGCAATGTTCTTCTTTGTATTCTCATCGGCAGATGGCGCGTATGACTCATACTCAAGCATCTCCTTACTTGTATAGACGCCTGACTTAATCTTTAACTCTAGTTCGGAGAATCTTACGCGACCTTCCGCGCTGATCTCGGATAAGTTACTGCGAATACGGGCTCCGCGACCCATATCGGCACGAAGCTCAAGGATTATTTGTCCGTAGTAGAAAACTGTATTAGCGTCCTCTGCCGACAGGCCCAGCGCACTCTGTAATCTCCCCGGGTCTTTTGCTCTGAAGATAGTTGTGCGCTCGTTAGCGTCAGAAAAGAACAGGTCGCTTAAGAGCGTGTTGATTCTTTTAAGCTTCTTCCTTGTGTCGTAGGATTTAAGCACCTCAACTTGTTGCTTACGAATCCTTACATTGGCTTCCTTAGCGAGTCGAGCACCTTGGATAACCAACTGCCATAGGCGGGCGTTGGCCCCATACATGCGACCACCCTCCTTAACCTCACCAGTTAAGTCCATCTTCTGTACGATGAAGTGGGGGTCTACAAAGTTAGCCCAATCCCCGCCACGTTCCACTAGCCACTGCCTTAATTTTTCATTCTTAATGACTGTGAAATCGAGAGACGGCAGGTCTGCCCCGTCACCGTCCTTGGCGTATAGTAAAATTCGGCTATAGTGGCGGCTCTGCGCTTCCGGCGACCTATCCATTCCCTCTTGTGCGCCCTTCTCGTCAACAATCACAAGTTCATTAAACTTATCAAGTGCCGCCTTATCAGCATCATTAAGCTCTTCCCCGTTGGCCTTCTTCTCCATAGCTCTGGCGATATGAACGGATCGGCTCCTAACCTCCTCAATGAGCCTAACCTTATGTCCTGCGATAGCTAGTATGCGAGAGACCTCGTTAACCGTCTGCTCTACCTGCCAAACTGGGTCTAAAACTACGCCCGAAAAAGTACCACTACGCGACTTTGCGAACCCGGTAGAGGCCGCGAATAAATCAGCAACGGTTATAATATCACCTTTACCGCCCGGCTTGTGCCTGAGCGGGAAGTATAGCCCGGACACAACATTGAAATCTAGGCCGACCAAATCCTTAATAGCCTCAATCTTCTCCGCAAGATCCTTTGAGACAACCTCCCAACGTGCAAGAAACTCCCGCGCCCTCTGTGGTAGCTCGGATATATCAACAGGGTCAAGGCTCTCGTCGTAGTCCTGCTTATAGCCTACATAGCGCATGAAGAGTTCGCTCTCCTCACTAGTAAGTCCTAAGTCACCAACACTGAGGCGTTCAAAAATATCGTCAGCAATGGCCTCTGCCTCTTCAAGCAGTCTAATGACAGTATCGTTCTCTGGCTCTGGCTTTGCGCCATCATCAAAAGGTATCTCATCGGGAGATGCTTCCTGTTCAGGTGCTTGGTTGTTTGAACCACCGGCATTCTCTACGTGATGCAGTTGTTGCGCCCGCTGGCCTGCTTCTGTTGCCCTAATAAACTCTTTATATAGTCTGCTATTAGGGTCAATGCCCTTATCGTTAAGTACCGCTAAGACACCTGTAATGTCACCCATCTCCACCTTCTTGCCGACAAGATTGTGCCACATGGAGCGGTATTTAATCGGATTCACGTCGCCGCTCTCTACATTCTGGGAGGCTCCCCATACTGCATCTCCGAATATGGTCATGGCTTCGTCAATCATTTGCTGTGCGCGTTCCGAATACTTAATCTCCTCTAAAGGGGTAAGCGAATTCTTCTTAGCCCTTTCCCTGCGCTTACGTTCAGAACGTCTTCTTACTTCGTCGAAGAAAAAGTCAAGATCCTCGGCGTACTCGAAACTCTCGGCGGCCTCGTTAACAAGCTCCCCCGGAATTGGAGTGCCTGTGGATAAAAAGTCTGACATCATATCAGCCAAGTCCTCAATGGACCGATCCTTGTAATGCCCCTCATCGTCGACGCGAAATACCGCGGGATCTCGTGGGAAGTCAGTAATTATCTCATCCACAGCCGGCTCTACCTGGCCGGTTACCTCCGGTTCGCCATCACTTGGGGATGCCTCCTCATCCAAACTAGACTCCCTATTAACTCTCATCTCGCTAAGGAAGTATTGTGCTATGGCCGTGTTAAGGTTGCCAAGGTTCTCCTCATTGGGAGACAACATGGCTTCAATGGCCTCTGCTTGGTATTCCTTTGGCAAGGTTCGTTCAATAAGCTCCTTAATCTTGGGGTCTGTCATCTTTCGAATGTCACGTAAGCGGCCTGCGGTGTAGGGCAGAAAGCGTATAGGAACGTCCAGATTAGACGTGGGATCAATAACTGGCATCACACTGTCGCCAAACAGTGCCAGCTTATTGTAGACCATGTTACGTCCCATCCTATTCGCGCCGTCAACGTCGCCGTCATTAACCCTGTCAACATAGATAACGGACTCCTCCTCGGTGAAGCCCTCCTTAGTAAGCTGGGAAACCCTCTTTCCAAGGTTGGCCTTGGAGACACGTGTTATGCCTGCGCCGGTAGCAGTGCCGCTACCTACAACATAGGCTAACAAGCCCTCTTCAATGGCCTGCGGCCAGTTAACCTCCCCCTTGGTAACGGCTTGTAGTGACGCTGACTCTGCGAACTCTGTAATAAGCTCGCTTCCGCCTGAAATCTGCGACTCAAGACCAACCCTCTTTAACTGCTTCATTACCAGCTTGCCGCGTTTCCCCTTGCCTAGAGCCTTAAAAGCCTTGCTACCGGCACCAACGGTGTACCTATCAATTGCCCACCCAATCGTTCCAAAGAGAGCCGTGTACCCGGCGGCCACCCTGTGGTCACCCCCGGACTCTTCAAGCCCTTCTGCGTAGTATCTTCCCGCAATAAAGGGAGGGAAAACGGCACTGGCAACGATCATGGGGACCTCGCTAGTCGCCGACCAAACTTTGCCGGGTATAGTAACCTTGATGTAGTCGGGAACATCACCGGAAACCCCTTCCTCAACTTCCCGGGCCGTATTCATCCACGCCTTGAATCTAAACTCGTTAAACTCCTTGAGCTTTTTCATGCCAACATCGTAAGGAACGCTAGTGTCGCCCTTGGTCAGTACGTCATAATCATACTCTTTCCTTTTTCTGTCGTAAGCTTTCCAAGCCCATGCGGAATTAACCAAACGTCCAGTAGGTTCCTTTGGCTTTAACCGCGCCATTGGGGTTCCTAACTTATTGTGAGCCCACATACTAAATTCATTAACCTTACCCGCCATTGCCCCCATACCTGCCGTACCGGATACGAACCCTCTTCTTAGAGCACCCATTGACAAGGAAAGTCCCTCTCCAAGACGGATGCTTCTATCCTTCTTGATAGCTTCCCAAGGGTCGTACAGTTGAACCTTGTTAATCTCATTAAGAATCTGACTAGGAGACATCTCTGGATAGTTATCCTCCATCCGGTACTTAGCTTCGAAGTCGTTGTAGTTCTTCCCGTCAAGCATGTTGTAGTAGACTTTGGTCTGCTGAAAAGCCTGATCGTCCTCACTCATCAACTCAGCAACTACCTTCTTCTTATCATCCGTAAGAAGGTTCATCATGTTCTTGCTTGCAATCTTGGCGGCCCTGCCGGCATTAGGTTCGGGGAGCGGTATATCAAACTCACCAATATTCTCTCTGTAGTCTACAATAGCATTGCCAAGCTGGCTCTTAGTGAGCCCGGCCGCAATGCCTCCGTCTAAAAAGTCTCTATAAGTAGCCATGTATCCCCTTACTTATCATGCTTTTTGTAGAGATCGCGTTCCACATCCGTTAGGGTCGTTCCGGCCCACACATCAAGGACGTTCTTAAGGTCATTACTAACGCCCTGCCCAAAGATGCTCTTCTTAAGAACAAGGTACTGCTCTTCTGTTGCTCCGTTAGGGTATAGCCTCTCGAAAGCAGTCCATTCCTTAAAGGCTCCCCGCATCCAAGTAAGCTTATCATCGTAGTATTTAGAGTAGTGGAAAACTTCCGCAAGGAAGTCGCCTCCTTGAGCGTCGAACTCTATTGTCTTTACCACGGGGCGTATCGGATATTTGCGATCATAATGCTTTGCATCTAATGCTGTAAACGTTTCCAATGGCGTCTTATCCTTAGCCATAGTTCTAAAAGCTTGACCCATAACAATAAATAGAAGTGCCTGCGCTTCGGTGCCAAGCTTCATGCCTTCCTTAAAAACCTCTTTATAAGTTAACGGTTCATCCTTTGTTGTGAACTTTCTTGCCCACCAGCCGCGCTTTATAAGGCTCTCTCCATCTTGCCACCTAGAAACCAAGTCCATTACCATTAGGGTATCCGTTTCACGCCCCTCCGGGGTCTTTCGTAGTGACCTAGCTCTGTTAGCAGAAACTTCTACTATGTGGTTATCTAGGAAGGCACGTTGCGTTGGGTCAAGGTCAACTTTAATAGCTTCGTATCGTTCGCCATTAAACGATCCATCCGCAATCAGCTCTGTGACCTCCTGCGTCGCGTCGGTAAGCTTGGCTAGATACGCAGTTACAATAGCTTGCTCTTTGGATGAGGCCACCAATTCAAGGTCAGCTAGAACGTCAGGGCTAAGATTACGTGCCGCAAGGCGTGCTTGGTCAACGGCCTCTAATTGCTGATAAACAGTTCCGCCTTCGCCTGCAAGAGCAATCTTATCAGACAAGTTTTTAGCTATAGCCGTCTCAAGAAACATACTTGCCCCCTCCGCGCCTATGAGGCCGGAAAGGTGTTGTACGGAGTCATTAATATCTTCATCCCCATCCGGGTTAATAAGCTCGCCGTTCTCATCTCTTAGCATATAACCAATCGCAACACGATCCAGTATGCTATTACCAATCTTGTTTTTAAGATTAGCTAAGTCCATGCGCTCAACATCTGTTACGTCCTTCTGACGGATAGACGCCTTATCATAGGCCCAGTTCTGCTGTGCGGCAACTAGGATATCACGAGAGTACCCGGCATTATAGATGTCATGCTCGAACTGTTGCATCATAGGCTCGTAGGTAGTCTGATAGATTTCGCCATAGGGAACCTGATCCTCCATGGCCTTGCCCTTGGCAGTAGCTAGGTCTGTGTTGAACTTTAGAAGCCTTGTCTTGTAGTCGGCACTATCAGCCGCATCCTTGACCCTCTGCTTCTTCTTGATGTACTCACCTGCCGCGTCACCAAGGGTGGCTATCATGTCGGCAGATACAAGGTATTCAGCGGCGGCGGCCTTGCCCGCTAAGGAAACGCTACCCTCTACACCCACGCCTTGACCTGAGATGCCTACCTGCTGTTCATATCGTTTAAGTTCAACTGCCATTGGGAATCTCCGGTGCTATTTAAGGTATAGTGATGCGTAGCCAGTTGGTCGTTTCTGTTGCCATGTGAATCCGGACGGGGCTCCACCGGGAACCGTAGGCTTTGGCCCAAGCCCACCGGCAAACGCACCTACTGCACCAATAATACCCGATGTAAGAGCCGCTCTGCCCGCCGCCTCGGTAGATTGTGCCTGTAGTTCGCCGGAGTATTTGGTCATAGCCGCCTGATTGGCCCCACCAATGATAGTATTGTCGGAGTTACGCCGCACCTCTAGCTGGTCTAACTGCTGTGCCTCTACAATATCAATAAGTAGGGAGAGATCCGTCCCCTCTGCCTTGCCGCCACGACCCCCCACACTCATGCGGGCCTGTGCAAACTGCTCTCGTTGCCCCTTAACAAGACGCCGACCCCCTTCATCAATAGAGTCCGCCTTGGTACGTGCGTTCATCTTCTGGATCTTAGCATTATACGCGGCCATCCTACGTTGCGCTTTAGCGGCCTTCTTAGCCGCCTTGTTCTTCATTACGCCGCCTGCTATAGACGCCGCACCCATGACTCCCGCCGCTATAAAAGACATAATTCCTCCAATACTTTAATTTGGTTCTCGTTTAATTCAGCGTCATCATAGTCCTCGGCTATAATGAACTTCTCTGCCTCTTCCGGGGTCTTACAGTCTGTAGCGTGTACGGTAACCCATACGGTATCTTCATGCGTATAAACCACACGCTTGGTACCCGCAGGGCTTATCATGTAGCAAGGGGCTGTAAGCTCCTCAAGCCCCCCCGCCTCTGTTATAACTGTTACTCGCCCTTTAAGCAGGAAGTTGGGGTGCTCATGCCTGTGGATCTTACCCACTAGCAGTACGTCGGCGGGGATAAATATCTCCCTAGTATAAATGCCGTCCGAAAAGGAGTGCGTTAACGGGCAGTTATCGGAGTCTCCTACCCATGCGCCGGGGATAGCGGCGATATCCTTCTCCAGCAGTGCTATCTCTCCCCTGGACTCAATCTTTGCTAACATTAACCACCCTCCACGGTAACCCATGAGGCTATACTAAGCACCGTCATAGGATATGGCAAGTCTTGCCTTACCTCAATAAGCTTTTCACTCTCCCAGTCAGACCCAATAAAGAATCTCTTCTCGCCCGTCGTAAGAGCCACCTCTTTACCGGCTAGGTCTGTAGTCTGCACCACGGGGAAGTTAGTTAGTTGCTTGCCGGCCTCGCCTACCTTGGCCCCCTTTGTATTAAGGAACCGGACAGTGACCTTGGACGATGCCTTGACGCGGGACTGAGAGATAGAGTTTCTAGCCGCAGGCTCAATAGGCATAGGGCGCAGGGTGCTAACGTACTTAAGCCCCGCTATGACAGTCCCTGTCACATCCTCGCCCAGATCAATCTTATCGTCCTCCACATCGAAGTTGCCAATAAATGACCCATCCAGAGTTATCTGCACCGTCCTGCCGTCAAGGTGAGGTAGGTCAATGGAATTGTAGGTAGAGGAGAAGGTTCCTGTTACGTTCTCCGGGAAGTCATCTTCAAAGATCGGCACAATGTATGTGCCCGTTACGGACTCAATATAGAACTCATCTTCGTTGATAACCTCAACCTTGAACGGCACACGGGTGAGGAACGACCAGTTAGTCTGATCGCAGAACTTGATGATGTCACCATTCGACAGGTCGTGGTTTTCTGAGGTGATCCTGACAAGCGTGTCGAAGTTAACATCGGCGTCTTGGTTTGCTGTATCGTCATCCCGCACCAGATTAAAGAACTCAACAGTGGCCTGCTTCTTATCACTAACGCCAAACTCAAGACCGCAGTCTACGCGCCAACCAAGGTCAGCGCGGGGGTGGAACTTCTCAATATAGAACTTAGGGGCGGCCTCTGTGCCGCGGTTGACACATAACCACACGACGTCTTCGCCTTCACCGGAAATGGGCGCACCACTAAAGATGGCCCCGTCAGTCTCGATCCTTGCCCAGCCCTGCACAGAGTTGCCGCGTTCGTAGGTGAGGATGGCGGCCGTTCCGTCGCCCTTAATGCACCACACAAATTGGTTGGGTTGCTTCTGGACAAACATCTCTACGATCCCAGAGTCCGTGATGTCCTCGCTAAGAAGGTTGAGGTCATTGCCCACATAAACGTCCTGATCTTGGGCGTAGACTAACTCACGCAACTTAAGGCCGTCACGTTGAACATATACAACAACATCATTGGCAAGCTCTGCCTGTATCGGAGCTGATCCGTAGGAGTTTTCCACCTGCGTATTAATATTGGAGGGCGTAATGAGGGCGTCACGGTCGACCGACTTGATCGACACTGCCGTACCGGCCGTACCAAGGAACAAGACCTTCTTGCCCTTTAACCACTTTGGCTCTTCAGGGGAGTCAACCGTTCTTTTGATCGAATCGGTGGATAGCTTCCCGCTAAGGAAGTTGGTAGTATCGTTGAATGCGCTACCGTATATAACGGATGGGTCGGAGGCAGACCCGGAGAACCATAGCCGATTCTGGAAGTACTCGGAGGATGGCGAGAACCCCCGGTGATAACTATACGCGGCCTCCGACCAATGAACCGTTTCAGATATAACCGTATTTTCAACAGCCGTCGCATTCAGTAAGGACTTAACCGTGGCACTGGAGCGCGAACTAGCTTCTATTACAGCGTTGGCCGTATTAATGGTAGACCCACCAGTGTATGCGACGGAGAAGGTGTTGACGGTGAGGTCTGTAATTTTGAACTCGCCACTGGGAATAACGTCTTCGCCGGCCAAGGGCGGGCTGGAAAGTAGCACAAAATCACCCACTTCAAGGTCGTGAGCCACTGCGGTGATTGTCAGCTCATCGGCGGCATGAGTCGCGCCGGTTATCGGAACGCCGGCACCAGATACGCCTGTAATCTCAACCAGCCCCCGGTGGTAATACTCCTCAACCTTGATGTTGGCTTTGCAGGTTCCCGCCGTTGACGACTGAAGGTATTTAATTCTTAGAAAGGTATTGGCATCTTCGGGGACTTGGGACGAATAGGCGAAGTTTCTCTGTTCGCCTGTAGTGGTATCCGCGATAGCAACGTACTCTATGAAGTCACTTTCTCCGACTCCACCGCCAACGCTCCGCTCTATAACGAACGCCCCGTTCCAGTTGTCATTAGTGGTTAGGCTCCAGTTGCAGAAGCTAACCTCAAGAGGGTCGCTGTAATGAATCCCCGGTTCGTTAACCTGCTTAAACCCAATGCTCTTTTGAGCCGCGGAACGTATGCTATCAAAGGCCCATATAGACCCCTTGTGCGTGTTGCTAGAGGAGATATTGACGAAGATAGGTTTATTAGATGTAAGAGTTACATCCTCATCCTTCTTCCCCCCCGTAGACTCTATAGTAGTAGAGGTGATATTCCGGTCGCGTAGAGGCGGGTAGACAAACGTATTTTGCGACATCTCAAAGGAGGGCGCAACGGTTGTACGTTTAAGGCTCTGGACCGGGAAGTTTGGAGAGGTAAGGGTTAGGGTGTCGTAACTTCTGGTAAACTGTAGTTTTCTTAGCTCGCTTTCGCCGTAAGGAATGAACCCGGAAACCTCGACCGTCTTATCCACGCCGTCTTCTGTATAGTGAACCCTAGCATATCCGGCACCCAATTCAACGACGTAACTAGTAGTCGAAGAGAAGTCAAACGGAATCATACGGGCGGGGGAACTTCCGTTTGTGCCAGCCAGGGCTACGAACTGCGTTCCCGCCCTGCGTTCTACCCCGCCCTGTGGCAGTACGAGGAAGTTATCTAAGTCTCTGCATCCGCTCTTGTAAATCTCTAGGTCAGTACGCCCATCAATCTTTCTCGAAAGCTCTCCTGCATTAAAGGAGCTTGTATAGTTAACTGGCAAGGTAGCCTCCTAGCGGTTGTTTCTGGATAGAATCCAGTCGGATTCTTCTAAGTCCCAAGACTTATTCTCTATAGTATCAATGCTCCTTGCTTGCGGCATAATAACCTGCTCAAGCTCTTGGATGATATTGTTTTGCATACTCGTGTCTAGTTGCAGGGGGACTGCCAGCTTGATAGCAAGCTTCCCAATAAGTGCCTGAGTAGATAGTGCGTCGAGCGTAGACACATCATCCGGTCGGGCCACGTACTTAATAAAGAGCGTGTCGGAATCGCAAAGTATCTTGTTTCCTTCCAAGGCCCACTCGGTGCGATCTTCTCTGGCGTTTACATCATAGTAGGCATTGATGAGTCTTACAAAGTCGGTAGGTAGCTGGAAGCTGTTGGCAAATTTAAAGGCAGGCTTTTCGGTAAGCTGAACAAGTGATGCACGTTTTGTGCAACTATTCCATGAGTACATACGAAGAGTCTCCTCCAGTGCTTGGGAGAAGAAGATTTTACAAAGTTTAGCACTTGTGATAACGCCGGAGTCATCGGACTGCGAAGTGTCAAGCGAGGCAATAGTGTCCGCTCCGACTTTAAGGAGGGCGTGGTTACATATTTCGATCTTTGATAAACCCATAGATACCCCTAAAAAAATTGAAGGACTTACATCAGCGGAGAAGGGTCGCTGAAGGCCTCCAAACTATAAACTATAAACTAACTATGCTTCATCACATTCGATGAGAACAACCTTCTTTTCTTCCATGCGAACCGAGCCGAAACGAGCGGCAGAGTAAGCGTAGTAGTTGAAGCGGCGGTCAGCACGTTTGGCAACTTCGGTCTGGATGTTCATGCCGGTAGCAGAACGTACACCAGACTTAACCCATGCAAAACAACCCCGGATTTCACCAGTATCGGCGGCTTTAGGAATGTCATCGGCATCCCATCCGGCCAGCGTGTCATCGGAATCCATGAATGAAATCAGGTTGGACTCGATGATCTTGAAGCCATAGAAGCTATCAATCGTTCCGTTAACCAGAGTCTTCACGTTCATATAGTCAGCGGAGGTGGCTTCGGGCAGGTTCAGCAGGTCTTCAATCTGCTGTGGGGTAACGGCCAGATATGCCGTGTTCAACGGATCATCGAGGTTAACGCCACCCTTCAAGAGAAGGGAGCGAGCTTGACGGATCTTATCAACAGTCAGGCCCGCGCCGTCGGCATCGATAGTCTGTGCGTCACCCAAGTCTTTGGAACTAAGCCCACCCTTTCCGGTAGCCGCAGGACCCAACGCACCTGTAATGAACTCAATATCTTTCTTCCGCATAAGAGCAGAAACCTGACGCTGTACGTATTCAGACTCAGGGTTGATTAGAGTTTCCAGAACGTCGAAGCGGTCAATCTCCAGACCAATCTCGTAGTTAGTTGCCAGCAGTTTCCGGCGCAGATGTGTGATGCTTCCATCTGGGGAGCTGGTGCTAGTGCCAGATTCTCCAACAACCGAAGCTGTCGTAGTGCCCAACTGGTCGTAGTATGCTTCCTCGCCCTTGATGGTTCCTTCCAGACCGAGGCCAGCAAAGACGCCGCCTTTAATTTCGGCTACGAGGTCAAGCGTAGCTCCATACTGCTTTACGAAAGCATTATCAATGTCGTTAAGTTTAGCCATTATTATCTCCTTGTTTAGATTAGGCTCAATTAATTTACCAACTAATCGGCTCTGATTATCTCACAAGGAGGTCTTGCCTACCGCTTAACGTCTGGGTTGACGGCAACTAGCAGGGGTCTTTCGATTATCCCTACTTTGTTGCGTTTATCTATATCACTTTATAAGATTATGTCAAGTCTTCTTAGAGGTTTTCACCGAGCTTGCCCATAAGATCGGCCCGCTTTTCCTGAATATGCGTAGGAATAGTCGTGCCAGAACGAATGAATCCCTTGATTTCCTCATTAACGTCAAACAACTGGTCCTTAACGCCGGCCATCGTATTGGTCTGGTGGTGTCCTATCTCTGGGTCGTCACCAAACTTAGCCGCAATGCGGGCAAGGGTCGTAGCGAGGGCGGGGTCTCTCAGCAGTCCACTCTCCTCGGCAAACTGTATGTTTTCGTCAGCCATACCATTGTTCTTAAGCAGTGCCTTAACGCCCGACATCATGGAGTCATAGCCTTCGCCCCACTCATTGCGAAGTTCTGTGTCGCGCTCCGCCTCACCCTTGGCAAGCTCCTCGTTGGATGCCTTAATGTCACCCGATACCATGTCCAAGTACCAGCTAACCAAGCCCTCTGCCTTCTCCGAGGACGCACCCATCTTAAATGCCTGCTCCTTAAAGCCCTCAATGGCCTTCTGGAAGAACGGAACAGCGTCTTCGCCTATAGACTCCTTGAAGTCATCGGCCATATTGAAGTCATAACCTTCCACACTATCGGGCCGCCCTAGCTTCTTATGAAAAGAGTCCCACTCTTCGTCAGCGGCATCCTTCTTGGGAATGTCGCCCTTGGTTCCTGCAAACCCATGCAACTCCTTGATGTAACTTCCGACCTCGTTAGCGTCTTTACCGGCAAGGTTCTTCCAAAAGCCAGCACCCTTAACCTCATCGTTGTCAATCTTGGACAGCATGTAGTCTACGAATGTCTCTTCGCCACCCTTTTCCTCAACAGCGACAGCACCCTCGGCCCCTACAGCACCTTCTACTTCAACCTCTTCACTCATAAATAATCTCCTCTACCTTCTTCATGTTTAGTTGTTTTTTTACTGCAAGTATTACATTACGCAAGGAGTTGGCCTTGGCTTCGATGATTGGATCGTTGCACTCGGACGTATCCTTCCACTTACAGACGCCCACTAGGAAGTTTGCCACCAATACCGCGTCTGAATTGCCGGTATCGAACAAGTTAGTGAACGCCAGCCGCGTTGCCTCTGATAAATCCTTCTCATTATCCCACTCAAAATTGTAGGTAACTTTATCAATGATGTCCAAACTACTCCCCTCCCATCATAGCCATGATTGCCTCGGCCCCACTACCCTCCTGCGGGGTATCCTTGGTCTTCACATAGGCGTCACTAAGAACCTGCGCCTCTTGAGCCATTGCCTCTTCCTGTGAGGCCTCGTAGCGTTGCTGTCTAACCTCAAACACCTCTTCCTCCGACAACTGCATATCAATAGGCATCATATTCACCTCTTGGATGAACCGCGCCGTCTTGTCAGCGTTAAGGTTGTCGAAGATGTCCGGCCTGAACTGTGCAATCTGCGCCATCTGCTGGACGGCCGTCATGGTTCCGAAGAGTTCGATCTGGCGGGCGGCCAATGATGCCTTACCTACTAGGTCGAAGTCAATACTGGCCCCTGACAGCTCTGGAATCTCCAGCTCCGGGAAGTGACCAGCCCGTAGCATGATACCAAAGGCACGCTCGAGACTAGGCTTAACGAAATACTTGTTAAGTCTATTAACAGCGGGCGACAAGAACTGCAAAGAGAGGTTAAGTCTCTCTTGCGACTCATAGGCCGTCATGTTCTGCTTGTTCATCAGGGGGTTGAAGAGCGGAACATAGAAGGCATCGAGCACTTCCTTCTCCTTCTTCTCAATCATTGCGTCGTTAACGATGACATTATCTTTCGGCGTCAACTGCTCTGGCTTGGACATGGGGTTGCCCGCATTCCAGTAGATAATCGACCCCTGATCGTTGCTGATACGGCGAACTGACCCATCATTGGGGGCCAACCAAGGGGGATTGGATACCGCTTCCGCCCCACGAATCCGGCTAACCTCCATCCGGTTAATCATGGGCAGGGTATTAATCACCTCGGAGGCCGGGGAACGCCCGTACTTCTCAAAGTTGGTCTTATAGAAGCGGGCGATAGAGTAAGGCATCTCATCGAACCCAGACTCCAGCACGACCTCACTAGAAGTAAGACTTACATAGTAGGACGCGATGCTCTTCTTAAGCTTATCGTCCGTGTGTTGCTCGGATTCAGCCCGCGGCATGACGACGTGGATGAATTGGTGCTCCTTATTGGAGGTAGCCATGTCATCGGCGTCCTTGGCAATAGCATCCGGTAGGTCATCACCAAATTGCTGTAGAGCCTGACGCGCTGTAAGCTTGAAATCACGGATAACCGTGTCTACACGCCCCTCGTAGTTCTCGCAGAAGTAGAACTGGTTGATATAGTGACTGCGCCAGTTGAATACGTGCTTCTTACTGGACTCACAGTAGAGTGCGGTAGTGCCAATGTAGCCACACTGGTCAATACACTGCCCCATTTCCTCGTAAAAGTTGGACGCCTCCATAGCCGCCGAGAACTTCTTGGTGACGGAACTCATGGCCCGCGCCACATTGTCACTAGACATAAGCTCTTTGTTACTAGTGATGACTCTTATCCAGTTCTGCCCCTGTGGGAAGAGGTGACTCATCATGCCGGCAGTAAACATCCGGCGAGCCTTAATACCGATGTCGATAATCCGGGCGGGGTTCTGACGCTCCCCCTTAGACTTACTGCTCTGGATGTTATCGGCGGGTGGGTTGCAGTATTCGGCGCAAGTCTCATAAAGAGAGTTAAAGTTAGTGCGCTCGGAGCTACTCTTCTCCCGCTTGTATAGTTTAATTAGAGAAGGGGCATCCATTAGATAGTCATCCCTTTATCTTTATCCACATAAACGGGCACGTCGGGTGCTTTACGCTTTTTGCCCATGCCTTGCATTGGTCTGGCAAGTTTTTTGGCTAGTCCGCTCGGCCGGGCCACCGGCCCCTTCTTCGTACTCATGTCGAACCCAGAAGCACGCGATACATCCGCCAGCTCTGTAGGCCCAGAGCCAAGTACCTCGCCAGAAGCCCCTAAAGACTGCCCGCGGGTTAAAAATGTACCTCGTTTCTGGATCTGCGCCGCCCGTTGTCCTGCCGCAATGCCGCCGGCCTGCAGGGAGACGTCTTCTGCCGTAGCAGGGGTCTTAGCTTTTATAACAGCGGGGGCGGCCGATTTACCTTTTCTTTTTCCCATAGATTAATCTCCTAATTCTTTCAATGTTGTGGCACTTCATTGGTTGATCGGTGATGCGGTCAAAAACAACCCACTCCATCGGCTCGGGCATGATGTCGAACAGACGCTTCAAGTCGCCTGCGTGATAGTGAACATAATAACAATCCCTCTTGTCAATCTCTTTCTCTGATTTCTTACCAAGAAGGTAGTCTTTATCGTGAATTACCGCCATAGTAAAAGTTTCTTGGTCAGAATAAACTATCCCGTACTCCAAATAATAATCAAAGAGAGCCTCGAAATCGCTCCCAAAGTGGTCTTTTGCTTTCTCTATCATCCATCCCCCATGTATCGTCTGTGTATGCCTCTGCGTCCCCTACCATGTCAGGAAGCACCACCTTGTGCCCACTGGATAGGTACGGAGTTACCAAGTTAAGGTCTATAGCCATCATCATTGTACGTAAAGCGTCGGCCCCATGAGAGTGAGCATCATGGTGGGGACGCCCGGAGGAGCCCTCCCGGTAGTTATCCAAGTGATCCATCAAGTCCTCGCACCTGTCGGAGATGTAGGTGTGCTTCAGCTTGCGGCGGCATATCTCAATATCAGCAAGGACATTGTTAGTCTTAGGAACACGCCTAAAGTCTATGCCAACGTCCTTGGCCTTAGTAACTAGGTCGCCAAAAAGCATCCGCTTGCTAACATCATGCGGGGCAAAGTGACCCCCGTACCTGTACCCCCGGCTACTAAGAACCGTCGCGTAGTCCTCGATCTTCCTGCCGCTAGATTCGTGATAGTCTATGACGATAGGCTTCCCGTCTACCACGTGGGCGAAAACTATACTGGTAGAGTCGGCAGTACCCAAGTCCCAGAACGTGAACACAGGGCCAGAACCTACAGGGACGTCACCAAAACGCCCCTCCCCTCGTAGGAGACTAAGCTCCTGCCCATAGTAGCTATTCTCTACCTGCGACACAGCCTCGTTCAAGAACTCCTGCCGCGCCATGGTAAGGCTAATGATTCCAGAGTCTATGTCCTCTTGGATGTTCCTGTAGGGACGCCCATCGTAGGGGCTTATCATGCCCTCTAACTCGGGGTTAACGCATAGGTCGCTCCCCACCCAGTACGACGTCTTGGTGTCGGCCAGGGTCAACCACTCCGTAAACCATCCGTCCCTGTTCTTATTCTTATCATAAAGACGCCATAAGTGGTTAGACTTACCCCGTAGCGTCCCGTTAAAGATGACCCAAGCGTTCCCCTCCGTAAGAATAGGGGCCAGAAAACCCGATACCTCCTCCTTGTGTAGCGAGAACTCTGATAATACGTACCCCGAACCCCCCTGCCCCACGAAGTTAAGGTTGTCTGTGCCGTCAATCTTGATCCTAGACCCATTTATCAGGTCAATATAGAAGTCAGAGTTGTTCTTCTTAAGTACTATCTCGGGGGGACAGAGTATATCTATCAACTTCTTACCCCCGGCCCACTCACATAGGTTATTCCACAGGGCTCGCTCCGCCCAAGTGCGGGTAGGGAAGAGGTAGTAGTAGGAACCGGGCGTCTGTATGGCCCGCTTCACTAGGGCACTAAAGGAGGCCACATCCTTGCCGGCACGTCGATGCCATGATATGACGGAATACTGCGCCCCGTTGTCAAATGCCCGCATGAAGGGGATCTGATAGTCGCGGGGCATGACAGCGGGCAGGCTAATCTTCATAAAAGTCCAGAGCAGAGCACTCCTCGCATACATTCTCGTAGAAATAACCCTCCGGCGTCAGGGTAATATTAACGGGGTTATCTGCGCTCTCTATACAGCAACATCTGTCACATACGTTCATCTTGCCACCCCCTTCCCATATATGCTTATCAATCTCTGCCATGTTTTAGGGGTAAGATTAGGGCTCTCGCGTCTAGGTACCCCCATAGATGGTAAGTTACCTACCTCTATACTAACTCGTTCCTTCTTGCTCATTTCTTTGTACCTTTTTTAGCGGTCTTCTTTACCGTCTTCTTCGTGGATTTCTTCTTCGAAGTCTTCTTTGCCGTCTTCTTGGGTGCAGAGGGTTTCAAATTTTTAACATTTTCCTCGGGGTCTATATTAATCATTTCAGAAAAGTCTAACCCCCGATCCCCCCCTTCTCGATGGCCCCCCGTTGAAGCTTCCTTTTCAGGAGATGATGCTTTGGATTGTTCCAGCTTGGTGTTAGCCCTTTGTAAGACTGCTTTAAAGTTATCCTGCTTGGCATACTCTGCGAAGCTTACAACCTGAATGCTGATATCTTGCACAGTTTCACCAAGGCCAGCCAGCTTTGCCAGCTTATCAGATGCCTGCGCATTTCCTTTGCTAGACTCTTTAAGTAAATGCTGGAGCACCTCTACGCGCAAGGCTTCTTTATCTGCGAGCAAGTCCCGAGGGTCTAAACCACTTCTTGCTTTTTTGTTTTCTGTCTCTATAGCTTCTAGCTTCTTTATCTTCTTGTATGTTGCTTCTAATTCCCTAGCAAATGCCCAAACTTGTTTACTATCTGCTAGCTGTAGAAAGTCGTATATTTCTTGTGTGGTCTTCATGGGTTTTAATATACAGGCGGAAAAGCATAGAACAAGGAATATTTGTTCCTTTTAATCTTGACCCCTCTAAATGGCACATAAACAGGCCTAGGAGCTCGACGGGTGCAAAGGTGTACCATTACATAGGTAAGCACCTACAAATGGATTCTAGACTCATACCATATGTGGTATAGGCGGAAGGATTTACACCCCTATATATGGTATGGATTTTGTTGCATTTTTTCCTGTTTACAGCTTGGGATTTGGTTATAATAAGACCAAGCAAAAGAAAACGAACCAAGGAGCCAAGACAATGAACGAAGCAACTAGCAGACTGGGAGAAGAACTGGCCGAGGATTATACCTGCGCTTTCCTGCGGGATATTTTAACACCCCACAATTTCGGGGGAACCTCGCTGGGAATGTATAACCTGATCACTAGCATTAGTGCGCTTAAGATGTTCGTCAAAATAGGCATGAAGCCGAACGCTCAATGGAACCTTAAAAGCCTGAAGCAATATTTCGGCATCATCGGGTCAAAGCAGGCAATGCTTGACCAATTGATTCAGCTTCGGATCGACATAACCGAAGGCTAAACCCAACGCCCCCGCAAGGGGGCAACCTCAAAGGAGCCAATAAAATGAACGAAGCAACTAGCAGAGTAAAGGAAGAACTCGACATAGACTGCACATGCGCATTCTTGCGGGATCTTGCAAGCCACAACCTACAGGCTCCCAACTTTGGGGGAACCTCGTGGGGAACCTCCTGGGGAATGTATAACCTAGTCGTCAGCACAGGTGCCCTCAAGATATTCATTGATTCGGGTATGAAACCCAACGCGCAATGGAATCTTAAAGTACTGAAGCAATATTTCGGCATCACCGGATGCAAGAATGCACTACTCGACCAATTAATTCTAATACAAGATATCATATACGCCGAAGCCTAAACCCAACGCCCCCGCAAGGGGGAAACCTCAAAGGAGTAGAGACGATGGATAAATATTTAGTGACATATACCAGCGAATGGGGCGAGATGGAACACGAGCTTTCTGCAGGCTGTGAAGAGGGAGCCGTTCAGGATCTGATAGACGATGGCATAATTGAATCCGATGCAGACGTTGTCGAAGTGGCGTTACTTTATCAAACGGGGGAGTGATATGGAAACTTACAAAATTATACGGTTCAGGTTCGATGGTCCGAGCGAAATAATCACCGAAGGACTAACGCTAGAGGAAGCGCAAGAGCATTGTAATCATGATAGCTCGCATGGCGTGGGCTGGTTTGATGGATACGACAGCGAATAAAGGAGCCGATACGATGAACGAAAAAACCACAGTTGAAAACATGACGACCGGACAAGGGCACAACAAAGCCGCGAATCAATTCATAATCACCACGGGAAGAGGCAAAACATTTCAGTCTTACAAAACAGCGATAGCCTTCCGACCAGCAGACGGCTCAAGCATGGTGCTTGATCGTGCCATGTGGGACTATAGCGCGACCACATCGAAGTACCGCAACCTTTTTACGGGGTGCGATACGAACGAAACCAAGGCACGAATCAAGAGCGGCGCATATATTCTTGACGACCTAAACGGGGGCGAATAATGAACTGGCATACAAACATAATGATAGACATGGAATCAAAGAGCATGGACGAACTGCGCTACATTAAACAGGACTGCCTCGAGGCGGCGAGAGCGGGAGAGACTATAAGCAATCCAAAGGTTGGGCAGTACTGGGATGCCTTCCACTATGCCGCTGGCGAAATCAAAAGACGCAAAGACGGGGGGAGAAAATGAAGACGAAAGCGATCCAGTATGCATACCCGACCAGCTTTACAGCGGCGACCATTGGTCACCCGGCTGGCGGTTGGTTCATAACAACAGGAGACAGACCACTCGATGCTAATGCCGAGATTGTTTGCGGCTCCGACACACTAGCCGAGGTCGAAGCAATGGCTGAAAAATTACAGGAAAAGTTTTATGTTTTCTGCGGAGAAACTCAAGATGGAAAAAACTTTGGGGAAAGAAAATGAGAGTGGAAATTAAACGCGAATGTATTGTGATGACGGACTGGGAAATTTCAAAGTGGATAAACTTGGAGGATGCGGAAAAGCTTGCGCATGATATCCTTGACGAAATACAGCACCACCGAACGCGAGGATGTGAAGGATTAAATCTACCTAAAGAAGTGTTTGAAAATATATAAAGGAGAAGACGATGGAAGAAAAAGATGCATTAGGATATATCGGACAGGCAAATAACCCGGAGGAATGGCCCGAGGTTGAGGAGCCTACCGAGTTTTATGGTGGTAAGTGGCGCACTAAAGAGGAGTTTGTTGAATGGCTCAACCAGCAGATCAACGGGCGTTGGACGCTTTTAGTAGATGACCATTACGACAACACGCTTTACCTGTCAATTAATTTTGAAGAGGGGGAGGCGTGATATACCTAGTGATCGGAGGCATCATAGCCGGGTACCTTTTCGGGCTGGCTTGGATGTTGTTAGGGTGAACAGGGCGAACAAAGATAGAAACTTGGAGCGGTTTATACTTTACGCGCAGGTTATCGTTGGTATCATAGCACTAATCGGACTAACTATAGGGGAGTAAAACATGAACATAAAGATACACGAGATTGACGAAGACACGATTGCGGTGACACTACCTAGCAACAAGGTGCATACGCTAGGGGAACGGTCTACCATCTACATGGACAAGGGGGATGCTCTTGATATGTCGGATGCTATCGTGATCAAGTGCCTGTTAGAAGATGCCGACTACTACGATCCAACACAGGATGAGATTGATGGCGAGGTGGCGGCGGATGACATGAAAAATAAATGGAGCGAATGATGAAGCACAAGATTCGGCAGAAAGATTTCACATGGAACAACCAGCTTGTTGAGTGTGAGAATTATACCCGGAGCAAGGCGATCAAGGCCATGTGTACCGAATGCCTAGGGTTTGAGGACCACCCTAGTTCATGCACATCACCTCTCTGCCCACTATTCCCATTCCGTGGCAAGATCCTGCTGGCATACAAAGAGGGAGAATCCAATGAGGAAGTTTAATGTTGCTGGCATCACGTATTGCGTGAAGGATACGCCGGAATTAAAGACGGCTCGACCAACGGGCGCGGTAACTCTTAAGGGCGTACAGTTCCAAGGGGATCTTGCCGTTGAGATATGGCAGGGCGGCGTTCAACTAGGCTACGTTCCCAAGGCATCCGGGATCTTGTCCGAGTGTGCAGACGCAGGCATCGGGACGGTGACGGGATACAAGTATCATCACCCGGACTGGCAGGAAATGGGCATACCCAAATGGAATGACGACCATATCGGCGAGCTTAAGAGCGTTGAGATTAGCGTTGGCCTAGAGGTAGAACCAGACGGCGAGGTTATAGGTGGGAAATACATGCGGGTGACTTCCTTCCTTGGATACCTAAGCACAAGCGGGACAATGGATAACCTTATACGATGGGCGTACAAGCAGGGAGATACGTTCGATAAATACAAGGCCGCGCTTGGTTCCACCTGTGTAGCAGGCACATCCATGCATGATAGCATTGAGGAATACTTTAACGAGTCAGGCAGGGGAAACCTTAGCCACCTACCCGAAGGATGGGACGGATTCGTTGAGCGGTTCGAGCCTGAAACGTGCTACATGGAGCAAAGGTTCCGTGACAATACACTCATGCTTACGGGCAAACCTGACTGGGTGGGATACATCACACACCCAAAGACTAAGCGGCGGGTGTTGGCGGTGCTGGACTGGAAGAGTAGTAAGGCGGTCCAACTAAAGCACAGGCTACAGCTTGCAATCTACGCAAAGAATTCGAGCTTTGACGGGGACGTACCAGAGATTGCGATGGTCGTAGCGTTTGGTTCCAAAACTAATCAGAAATACAGCATCGGAAAGATTGACCACGAACAGATAGAGAACTATTATACAGCTTGCCTTCACTTGAAGAAGGTTATTGAACTAGCCGGTTGCCCGGTTGATAAAACGAAATACCTATAAGGAAAAGAACTATGAAAATGTATGACCGCAAATCAGTACAGCTTAACAGAGGCAAGCTTGATAAGGAATGCCAGCGTGATGCACAAGTTACCGATATGTTTCCTCGCTCCATGTTGATGGAAGGAAATTCACACGGCAGTCGCACCTATTTTGAGTGGTGCAGAAAGGACGCAAAGCGTATTGGCAACACAGCCTACTTGGTTTACGAAGTAATCGGCGGTGACGAACATTGTTGTATCATGCGTAAGAATGCGGAGGACGAGGCGTGAACTATCAGTTCGACATTGAGCTGGCAACGGAGTACGGGGTTGATGAGGCGGTAATGCTTCACAACCTTATCTTCTGGCTACGCAAAAACAAAACGGGTGACAAGAATATCATTGATGACCGGGCGTGGACATATGGGTCAGCTAAGAGCTACGAGAATCTGTTCCCATTCTGGAGCGGTCGGCAGATTGCCCGTGTACTTAGGTCGCTAGTGGATCAGGGTGTTATACTCGCTGAAAACCACAACAATCATAAGTACGACAGGACTAAATGGTATGCGCTTCAGGATGAAACCCTACTGCAATTACCATTTTACGTTTCTGTAAATGGAACGACACACAACGTCCAACCTATACCAGATGGTAATACAGATAGTAACACAGATAGTAATACATATAATCAAGAGGGCTTTGATCGTTGTTGGACTATCTACCAAAAGAAAGGCAACAAATCCCAAGCCTTTAAGTACTGGAAGAAACTCACGGACGACCAGAGGGAGGCTGTTGAGGTTGCTATCCCTGCCTATGTGAGTAGCAGACCAGAGAAGAAGTTCCGAAAGGACTTCCAAGGCTGGATCAACCCAGAGTACAAGCGTTGGGAGGATGAGGTAGAGGCGGCGGCACAGGTAGTACCTGATTCAATGAAAGGATTCATGAGATGAGTAAGCTACCGCATAGCATAGAGGCAGAGATGGGCGTGATAGGGTCGGTGATATTTGAGCCAGCCACTATCGAGCTAGTTAGTCTCCGGCCGGACGACTTCTATGACCACAGGCACCAGAAGTTATGGAAGCACCTGACGGACATCCACCTATCAGGCAAGCCCATGGATGCTATCTCTGTCTATAGCTACCTTGACACACGGGGCGAGCTACAAAAGGTGGGCGGTGCTGACTACCTGCTGGACCTACAGAATCCTGACGTATGTATAGACTCCATAACTCACTACTCGGACGCAGTAAAACTAGCCAAGAAATGCCGCTTAGAGATCGCTGCTCTTGAAGACGGGTTACGTGTCGCCTACAGCGGTGCAAGTGCGTCAGAGGTTACAATGAGTGCCCTTATTGACACTTCAATTAAGGAAGATAAGAACGAAGACCTCGGAGAACTAGCCGACCAGTTCATTGAGGACTGCAGGACGGGTAACGTGGGGCATTTCAATTGGTGGTGCGAGCAATGGACGGATAAGCTAGGCAAGATGAGTTCAGACCTGATGATACTTCATGCGCCAAGGTCTACAGGTAAGACAGCCTTGATGCTACAATGGATCATGCAGTCACACAAGGGAGGACAACGCACACCACTGGCTTCCATTGAGATGCTGAAGAAGGAACTAATGCCGCGCTTCATTGCGAACATCGGGCAGGTCTCAACCTATCTGATGCGTGTCCGTGGGCACATCACACTGGATGAGGACCGGAAGTCAACGGCGGCGGTAAAAGAGATACGCATATTGGATCTATGTATCCGCGACAAGAAGATGACCATTGACGATATCCGATCATGGGCCACAGCCGAGGCACGTAGGGGGGTGGATGCCATCTTCATCGACAACCTGCTATCCATATCGGACGGCGGCAAGCAGTACCAAAGTAAGACGATCATGTACGATGACTTCATCCGTAAGTTCCGTGACCTGCGTGACCAGCTCAAGGTTCCGATCATCATCCTCGCTCACCCGAATCAGGAGGGCGGGGTGGCTTGGTCAAAGGACGTTGAAAACTTTGCGGACATCATCCTTTACATGGCCGAGGTTCCGCCAGAGGGTGTGAACATTCGTGGGGTGCAGGTCAGCCAGATACCATGCCAAGGCAAGCACGTACTTGCCATGTTCCAGAAGAATAGACAGGGCATTAGTCCGGTAGCCAGCCTAGACTTCATAGGTGATACGCAGACCTTTAAACATCTTGAATGGGTTAATGTTTAATTTGACAAGGTAAAGGGCGGGCAAATAAAAGTGAGAATTGTATTGCATAGGGCCAGTTAAAAGGCAGAATAGGATTCACCAACTAAGGTAACACTAACTAGGAGAAGGTAATGAGCAGAAGTAACCCAACACCAAGTAACAACAGCAACCCATCCGTAGCCACCATTGAGTGGGCGGCAACTAAGAACACGTTCATGGCGTGGGATTCAGTCAACAAGGAACGTGTCGATATCGGCAAGAAAGTATCCTTTGCGATCCTTGATTTCCGTAGTGCCGTGTCTGGCTTCATTAAAGGCAGGGGCGTGGCGCGTTGTCATGAAATGAAAGACCTTAGAAAGCCTATTGATGTTCTACTCTGGAAGGATGGTAAATCCACACCCTTCATGAGCGGCATCTATCGGGATATTAAACCAGAGCTTACAAGCGCAGGAGTCAAGTACCGCAAGATCGTGTACGCCATGCTGACAGAGGATGCTGGATCTATCCCGGCACATAGCATTGTCAAGTTCGACCTCGGTGGTGCGGCAATGGGGGCATTTATTGAGTGTGATTTCCGCGAGACAGATAGCGTGACCGTCAAGGAGCCATTGTTCGTAGAGCTAAATTCCATGATTAAGTTCTATGTTCCTGTTTTTGAGAAGTTTGAACTCGATGATGAGTTTGCGGCGGCGGCCGAGATGGCGGACAAGGAGCTACAGGAATACTTCGATAGCTTTACGGATAAGTCCCCCGAGGTTGAGGTCAACGAACAGGAAGTGGAAGAGCCGCTCCCGTTCTAATCTCTTGATGCCCGGCATGGGGCCAGTCACAGCGGAGGTGCTACAGCCCGTCCATGCACTGTAGCTTAACTTAACAAGGAGAAGGCAATGGATCTTTGTATAGAGCAACTCGTTTACGGTGTCATGCTTATGGGTTTCGGCGCGTTTCTAGCCCAACTGTTTAGGTTTAGATCGTGAAGCGCAAGTCCACAAACTACGCAACACCTGATGGTGGCGGCTGGATGAATGTTTGCGATAACCTTTTCCTTGCTAGATGGAGAGGGCATCCTTGCGAGATATGTGGCAAGACAGCGGGGTATGATGGTGGCAGGACTATCCGCTCTTGCGGGCACCATCTAGTGTTCAAGGGTGGGTGCCGTAAGCACAGGTACGAGCCGCTAAACATCCTTGTCCTATGCCCGGCTCATCACTCCCACTACAACAAGCACTGCTCCCCTCACTCCATAGTAAGTACACACGCACAAGCTACCTTTGGGCTATGGGTCAAGGACCATAAACCAAAGCAATACAAGTGGTGGATGAGTCACCAGCAGGATGGTAGCAAGCCATTCGACAAGTCATGGTTCTACCGTGATATGTACGTTGAGCTTGGCGGTGAGGTACACAGCAAGACCGGGAAGCTGAAAGACCTACGGCCAAAGGGACACGCGAAGAAAGTTAAGGAGATAGAGGAATGTATATAGGGATTAGACGCGACTGCGAACAGGGCGGCTTCATAAGAAGGGACGGGCAATGCGGACTCAATCACTACCTTGAATGCAACGAGAGGAACTGTGTTGTACTTCATTTTTACAAGGGGACGCGACCACCCTGCATTCTTGATGAAAAGATAGCGGAACAATTCAGGGAAGAAATAGAAACCAAGGAGAACTAACATGCCATACGGATACACCAAGTCGAAGGAAATTAGTGACCGCGCAAATGAGATCGGCATCTATGAGGCCGCGTTGGAGTTTGCTATCACCAAGGATAGCGTTAAGCGTGCGATGCGTAACGTCAATCAGACAGAGGGTGCCCCTCACGATGAGGTTATCCGCAATGAGTGTTGCGTTACAGGCGGCAAGACCGTACTTGTTATTGGCGACCTGCATTGTCCGTTCGACCTTGAAGAGTATCACGAGTTTGTTTGTGGTGTGGCAGACGAGTACAAGCCCGACAACATCGTATTCATTGGCGACGTGATTGACAACCACTTCAGCTCATACCACGAAACGGATGCTGATGGCATGGGTGGCGGTGATGAGCTGGAGCAGGCGGTTGATCGGTTGAGGCGTTGGTACACGTCCTTCCCTGATGCTTATGTGACTATCGGCAACCATGACCGGATGGTGATGCGTAAGAGTCAGACATCACACGTGCCGCGTCGCTGGATCAAGAGCTATGCAGAGGTACTTGAGACTCCCGGCTGGTACTTCACCGACCGCGTTGACATTGATGGTGTCCAGTACATCCACGGCGAGGCCGGTACAGCTCGCTCCAAGTGCAAGGCTGATATGATGAGCACGGTACAGGGCCACCTCCACACACAGGCTTACACAGAATGGGTGGTTGGTCGCAACATGCGTATCTTTGGTATGCAGGTTGGTTGTGGTGTTGACGACTCCTCCTATGCTATGGCATATGCTAAGGCCGGAAAGAAATCGGCTATAGGTTGCGGCATTGTCGTTGACGGGCAGACAGCGATTAACAAGCTGATGGATCTTTAAGATGACGGACGCACAAGAAAGAAAGGACACCCCTATATTTTCGGGGGTGATCCGATACTTCCCACTGGCACTAGCAGAGGTGGCTCGTTGTAGCAAGGCGGGCAATGACCAGCACAACCCGGGCAAGGAACTTCATTGGGATAGAAGCAAGAGCGGTGATGAGCTGGATGCCCTGACCCGTCACCTGATGGATGCCGGTAAGCTGGACACGGATGGGGTGAGGCACAGCACCAAGGTAGCATGGCGAGCCCTTGCCAATCTTGAAAAGGAGCTAGAGAATGCAGACTAAAAAAGGCAGTATCTTCGAGGCTTTTATCAATATCCTTATCGGGTATGGTATAAACCTCGGAGCACAGATAATCATATTCCCGATGTTCGGAATCCACATACCACTAAGTAGCAACATCTGGATTGGGTTGATGTTTACGGTCATCTCGTTGACACGCTCTTACCTGATACGGAGGCTGTTCAACTGGCGAGAGAATAAGAGATTGGCAAAGAATGGAACGCGCTACTGGGCTACGGTTGTCCAGACGGGTTAGGCAGATAACCAAAGGAAGACATGAAGGAAATTAAATTGCACTTGAAAGATCCGACACTTGATGAGCAGGCCGCGCTCCTAAACTGCATGGAAAACCATGAGGCTATGGAGCGACTACGGCGGGAAGCTTATGAGATGCGCGCCTATGCTGACGGGTTAAAGGGCTGTTCGGTTGGCGAGTATGCCAATATGTTCTACGCAATACTGGGGAAGATAGATGAAATGTAACGTGCTTAGGCAAATTAAGGTGAGGACCAAGCTATTCATTTGCTATCAGATACTATCAATTGTGTGCCTGATATCACCTAGAATGGCAATAATCATTGTTGATAAGGCCGCTGAAAGGGAGGGGAAATAAAAATGAGGCTTATGGAAGTTTTAACGATGAGCCTCGCACCGCAGAACAGGGGAACTAACCCTAGGTTGTCTTCCTAACCTTCATGAACTCTACCATAATACTTAGTCCGGGCAATATTATTTACTAACTTTAGCCGCGCCTGTTCCGAACAGAAAGTGGATGATTGATATAACGCTGTACTTAAACCAGACGGGAATGACAAACCCGTTTGCTACAGTCATCTTGTTCCCACCACCCCAACTGAATATGCCGAGGAAGGACTTCGGCTCAACTGGCTCAACGATTGTGACCGGGATATCAGGGAAGAATGCTACAATGAATACTCCTAAGAATGCTACTAAGAGTACTATCATGGCCGCGAACTTACGAAGGAATGGTGACCCTCTACGTGCCGCCGAGTCTGCGCTGTCTGTATTTGCACCCTGTTTTTGAAGGGTCATCTTGAAAAGCTCCTGCTGGTTAGCAAGCTTCTGAGCCTGTAGCTTCATAACAAAGCCACCGACACCAGAGATCAAACCAACCACCGCTTCCTGTGGCAATCCAAACATCCTACCCCTCCCTTATCATCTTTGTAATATTCTTCGCCCGCCGCTTCGTTTGCTTCCAGTACTTGGAATGGCCTGATCTTATATCCTTGCCGTCCTTATACTCTAACTCCCTTGCCATCCTCCACCAGTTAGCCTTGGCTCTCTCTGGCGAGCTAGAGTTAACGGCATCCTTTGCGTACCCCACAGCATTTGGGAACTTGTTAGTCCACCCTATGCCCATGTTAAAGGTAAGGTCTATCATAGCCTTCTGCCTGCTGGCACTCATGCGGTCGAACCCATATATACCACCGGCCCGCTGTACGGCATTATCTGTGTCACTCTTAAACCATCTCTCTGCCTGCTCGTCAGATATGGCCTGCCCCTTATTGGTGATGGGGTTGCCGTTGAGGTCAACATCTCCGGGTACTACTAGGTGCCCAAACCCAGCAGTAAGGTTCCCCTCGACATCCTCATAGGATACTCCCCTCCCACTACCCTCGTGGTCCTTGAGCATCATCATCAGGTTTGACTCTACGTATTCCATTCGAAGTAACCCTAGCTATCAGCGCGAGTAATTGCGGCCTCAACCTCTGTCATATCTTCTGTAGTCCAGAAGTCTTTGGTTAACATATGCTCAAGGTGCCGCGCATTTCTGCTGATTGAATCCTCAACTTCCTCCGGCTCCATATCCTCCGGGGCGTTGTCAAGATAGTTATTGATTAGTGACACACTGTGGCCCATTGCGTAAAAGTGATGCGCGATTTCTTCTGTAGTGATTTCAATTTCCATAATAATCTCCTGTTAAT